TTTTATCATCAAGATATTCCGATAGGAACAGTAATATCAGGCACAGAAGCAGGAAATGGCTTTTATTCTAAGCATGTTCCTAAATTATTTATTCATGATGAATACAATACAGTATTAATAGAGAATATATTAAGACGACAAAAAAGTGCATTGAAAAAAGTCACAACTGAAATGAAACAAATGGGAAGGACAACATTAGACCCTAGGACATTTGTAATATTAGATGATTGTTTATATGATCAAAGTTGGACAAGAGATAAAATGATGCGTTTATTATTTATGAATGGCAGACATTGGAAAGTAATGTTAATAATTACAATGCAATATCCATTAGGTATACCACCGAATTTAAGAACAAATATAGATTATGTATTTATATTAAGAGAACCATATTTAACAAATAGAAAGAGAATATGGGAGAATTATGCAAGTATGTTTCCAACATTGGAAGCATTTTGTTCAGTAATGGATCAAACAACAGAGAATTATGAATGTTTAGTAATACACAATAATGCAAAATCAAATAAATTAAATGATCAAATATTTTGGTATAAAGCAGAAAATCATCCAAATTTCAAATTAGGAAGCCGTGAATTTTGGGAAATATCAAAGAATATGGGTTCAGATGATGAAGATGAAGAATACGATCCATCAAGAAGTAGAAAAAGAAATACAGGACAACAAATAAGTGTTAAAAAAAATAAATGGTGATTTCATTATAATAATAATTTATAATGAAAATAAAAATTAAATTTGGGAAATGTTATTAAATTGATTATTAATATTATTAGAATTTTGAGTTTGAATGATGGTATTAGAATTTCGGGTTTGAATGATGGTATTATTATTGTTGTTTATTTGAAGACCATTCATAAAAAAATTAAAATCAACATCATCTTGATAATAATCAGAATCATTAAAATTCATACTAGTAATGGTTGTAGAAGTTTCAGAATCGGAAAGAGTATCAGAATCACAATCATTACTATTAATATTATAACTATCAATTTTAGAATAATCAATATTAATAGTAATAATGTCGTTTTTATAAAAATCAATATGTTCAGTATTAAAAGTTGGTTTTTTTTTTTTTAATTGAAATGTTTTTCTTCCAAATTTTAAAGAATTTTTTGCAAATCTAACAATTTTCTTTTTTAAAATAGAACTGGAGTGGTAACGATAAACAGTATCAACATTAAAAGTATGATTTAAGTAATAATATAAGTAAGGTTTAAAAATATCACAAAGCACAGTTTTAGGAAAATCCCTATCATAATTAATACGGAATTTAGATTTTGTTAATAAATTTTCATTAGAGTATTTAATAAGTTCTTTAATATATGGATACAAATTGCAATATGGTTCATTTTTAATAAAACGATTAATATTATATTTTGCAATATCAGATTCATTATTTTTGGAGTAATCAATTAAATTAAAATTACAAAAGAAGAAATTATCAATCAACATAATTTTATTTTTTAATATATTACATTTTTTAATATAAAAATACATTTTATAGAGTTGTGGTAAATTGAAAAGAGTTTGATTGTATGGGTTAAGAATATACTTTGGTTGTGAAAAAAAATAATTATCACAATAAGCGATTTTGGTAATAAAAATATTAATTAAATCAGAATATGAAAATAAATAAAGTTTATTATAGTGAATAATTTTAAAGCATTTATTTTGATCAATATTATTACATAGTAAATCATATACATTATTAGGTTTTAATATTTTTTGTTTACAAATATTAGAAAATTTTAAGAGTGAATAATATGTTCGTTGAATTTTATAAAAATGATTAATAATTTTATTTTTATCATCTTTATTAGAAAATTTATTACATATTAATTCATACAAAGTGTATAATTTAGTATAAGAACATAAATCTTGTTTTAATAAAAGTCCTGTAAAAAAATGAATAGTTTCAAAATGATTAATATTATAAGAAACATCATAATGAAAATAAGAAGATAATTTTAAATATTCTGTAAAATCATTTAAATCGGGTAAATCGCGTATGACATTACTAATATTATTAAAGAAATAATATTGTATGATTATTTTATAAATATTATTATGATAGTTTAAGGACATTATAGTAGTAATCATTAAATTATTTTTAAATACATTTTAAAATAATTCTAATTTGTAAAAAATATGATTTAATTATTATTTTTCAAAGCATTTTCAAGTATTTTTCTATTATGTTCATTTGTTTCATCGACAGTAGTTGCATCACGTTCATCAAAATTAACATTTTCAGGGACTCCAATTAAATTATTATTTTCATCAATTGTTTGAGTTAAAGTATTACCACTATCAGTAGCTTTTTTAATGTTATCTTCAATAGCTTTACGTTTAGCATCTTTAACTCTAGTATCAAATTCATTTTTAGCTTTAGCTTCATTTTCCATTTTTTGTTTGTGAAGTTCGTTTAGTTCTTCTTCAAGGAATTCAACACGTCCAGTTTTATATGCATCGGGGTCCCAAGGAATCCACATACCGACAGGACCAACAAAAATGTCATGATTTACATCAACTTTTCGAAGGCTTTTACATCTTTCTTCGGCTTCTTCTTGTGTATTATATACACCTCTGATTTTTAATCCTCTAACAGATGTTTGAAAAGAATGCTCTCTATTAAAATCTTCATTTAGTTTATCTTCATGTTTATCCATAAAATTTTTATAGTCATCTTCAATACCGTATTTTTTAATAAGTTCATTTTCTTCTGAAACAAATTCTTTAAAATCTTTTAACATAGTATCAGCATCAAGTTTGTATTTATAAGCGAAAAAATTAATAAGATCTGTAAATTTTTCCATAGATTTATTAAAATCAAATTGTTTAACAAATTGATTAAATAAGAAAACTTCTCTTTTTTTTAGAATTTTTTCAGGTGATACAAAAGACATACATGCAAATTTTTGACCAGGTAGAGGTTGATCTTCGTCGCACAAATCAATATATTTAGGATTAATATTTCCTTGTGAATCTAATTTTCTTTCAAAACCACTCATTCAATATATACATAATAATTAAGATAATATTTAAATACTTTAGATGTAAATTTATTTAGGAAATATTAAATAGTAAAAAAAAAATTATTTTGTTTTTAATATATATAATCATGAACGACATGTTTGACTTCAACGAACTTGTAAAGCGTGTAATTAAGTATCTTGTAGAAGGTATTGTAGTTGCTTTAGTTGCATTTGCTGTACCAAAGAAATCTCTTAATGTAGAAGAAGTTGTAATTATTGCTTTAACAGCTGCTGCTACATTCAGTATTCTTGATGTATTTATTCCTGCTATGGGACAAACTGCTCGCACAGGTGCTGGATTTGGTGTAGGTGCTAACTTGGTAGGATTCCCTAAACCAATGTAAATAAATTATAAATTCGTATATGTATGATTATATATATGAATTCCTATTTAATAATTATTTAATTCCCTAGCTGAAGGGTCAATCGTATCACTCCATTTAGGTAACCAAAACTTTGGGATAACATTATCTTTATTTGGAAAGAATCTATTAAAAATTTGTCTATAATATAAACTTTCTTTCATTAATGGTTTATTGTGTTGAATATCGCAGTACATTAATTTATCATCACTTATAATTTTATCAACATGTTCTTTAATTATATTATGCCATGACCTTTCATTAGAACTACAACCATCTGAAAATGCTTCTTTTCTTCTCCATAATACGTCATGAGGTAAAAAATTATCGTCTTCAAACGCTTTTCTTAATAGTTCCTTTTCTATTTTATTATTATAATTTTTTAATTTAGGATTAATTGACATATAAAATTTAACAAATTCCTTATCTAAAAACGGTGTTCTAGCTTCTAATGACCATTCACTTGAAATCGAACGGTCTGAACGTAAAACGTCAAAATAATGAATATTTTTGAGTAAGCTAACGCATTCGTTTTGAAAATCATCTAATGTAGGAGCATTTGCAAGGTAAATATATCCCGATTGTTCATCACTACCATCACCATTATATACAACTGTAATATCTGTATTTTCTTTAATATACTTTCCGATTAAATAGTTAGCAGTACTAGCTCTAACAGTGGTTGTATCATAACTTTCAATAGAATAAATAACTTTTGGAATAGCATCTAAAAAGTCTTTCTCACTTAAAATGACTTCATGATGACATGAACCAATATGTTCAGAAACCTTTTTTGCATATTTTAAATCAGTGCTACCAGGTAATCCAATAGAAAACGTATTAAGAACACCTTTATTATTTTTTTTAAAGAATCTAGAAACAATCGAACAAATTAGACTACTATCAAGTCCACCTGATAATAAACAGCCAATTGGTCTGTCAGACATTAAACGTTTATTAACAGCATGTATGAGTTTTGTTTTTATATTATACAATATTTCATCAATATCCATTTTATTAGTAATATTGGTGTCAAATTGATAATCATACCAAGACCAATAATAAAATCTTCCTTCATATATATCATTAGTTACCTTATTCGTATTTTCTTCTAAATCTAAAACAGTATAATGACCAGGTTTAAATTGTTCAACAATATCAGAAAAATTGCATATTGATTTCATTTCAGATGAAAATGAGATTTCTTTTTTTTCTTTATTTATCCCATAAAATAAAGGTCTAACACCAAAAGCATCTCTACCAATAAATAATTTATTTAATTTACTATCGTATAATATAAATGCAAAAACACCATCTAAATTTTTAATGGTTTCTAAGATACCATATTTTTTATACATATGAATAATTATTTCACAATCTGAATTAGATTTTGTAATAAAGTCATTTTGTATTTTCAAATCATTATGATTATATATTTCTCCATTACAAATTAAATAAATACCATCAATATTAAATGGTTGATTACCATTTGATGTTTGATCAACAATTGATAATCTATGAAATCCTAAAAATATATTTGATTGAACTTTAAGTAATTCAGAATAATCTGGACCTCGTCCTTTTATTTTATTAAAATTATAATAAAGTTCATTATATTCAATAGAATCTCCTATAAATGCAAATATACCACACATTTAGTAGTTAAGTATAATTATATAATGTTCAATTATTTATATAAATTTATTATATTATTTTATAAATGAATAGTTATTTTGATA